TTTTTCTTTCTTTAAGACCTCTACTTACATATTCTTTTGCAATATAAACATCTAACGCCTTGTCTAATCTATCAAGTGTGTTTTCTGCTCTATCTATAATAAGATTCTGTTGATCTATTTGTTTATCTATTAATGCTATCTGTACTGCATTATTACCTGTTGGTCTAACTTGATCTAAATGTGCTTTTGATAAAAACCCAAAGATACCTACCGAAGTTATGAATACTAATACAATAATTGCTGTAAATAGATATGCTTTTAATGCCCTTGGTATACCTTCTCGCCAATTATGATATAACCAACTGGCGGCAACTAACTTACCAACTTCTAATGCCGATCCCATTGCAATAATAGGTACGGCAGCACCAGCAAATAAAGTTGCTAATCCTAATATAGAATATCCTGCCGCTATTAAAGATATAGCAATCGCTGATATGAAAGTTAATATAGTTAAAAACATTTGATTATTTATTAGATTCTTCTAATTGTCTTATTCTCTTAATCATCCGTATGACTCTCTTGTCATAGTCGGCAGTTGTTGAAAATTTATCAAGTGTTTTGATTAACACAAACGAGTCTAATGGTTTGTGATTATCTAACATCACTTGTCTTTTAGTTCTAAATTCTTCGTAAGCAGGATGTGTATTTAAAATTCTAATATATTCTTTTACACTATCACATTTACTAGCAAATACTTTAACACCCCAACCTGGCCACTTTTCAACTCCTTGTGGTAATAAATGTGCTACTGATTCTGTCCAAGTTCTAATTCCAAATAAGTTATTTCCTTCAGTTGAAAATCTACTTGTTCCCCAACCTGACTCTAATGCCGCTTGACCTATAATCATTTCATAAGGCACTCTTTTATCTTTAGGTGTTGTGAAATTTACATAGTCAATACATTTGTGCATTGCTCTTACAAATTGAATATCATTGCTGTATGTAAATTCAGGTTCTCTTAAATCTAAATCTTTTATCTTATCTAGGTAAAATATTTCTAAATCTGAATTGACTCTCTCTTTTGACCATTTGTTAGGATAAAATGTACCCCAACTAAATGCCATTCCACAGATTATACCTGATACAAAAAATATCTTCGTGTATAACCACGCCTTGTTTAGCATATTGTCCCAATTAAATTTTTTTGGCATAATAGTCATATCCTGTCCACTCCACTCCTTCGTGGTCTTTAAATGTTGATAGTTTTGATTGATAAAAAGTTAAATGTGGTTTTAGTTTTTCTACTTTCTTAAATAATACTTCTGCTTGTTTAAGTGTATAGTTATCGTAAATATCTTTTGCCCATTGTCCTGTATAATATAATCTACTTGTTCCTGATGGATTTGAAGGTTTGATTAAACCTTCTAATTGTAAAAATGCCTCACCAACTCTACTTTTGATATAAGGATCCAACTCTTTCACTTTTCTACTCATAATATATCTTTCTTTTTTTATTATAAATCTAAACCGATTCTATTTAACTTCGGTCTAAATGAATAAAATAGTTTGTTATGGTTACCTGAGTCACCTTTATAAACCATTTGATAAAGATGGACCATTTCGTGGGCAAGTGTGTCCACAAATTCTTTTTTATTTCTGTAATAAGGCAGCATTTCTAAATGAAATTGACTTGTGCCTTTACCTTTCCATTCCCATTGTACAACTTGACCATAGCATTTTTGCCATTTTAATTCTTTCAGTTGTATATCGTTGAATGGTGTTAATATGTTTTTGAATACTGCTTTATTGATGATCTTAAAGTATTTCTTAATATCTTTATAGGTAGTTTTATACTTCCTATTGCTGACCAAATCTCGCTTGAGTACCTTTTTAATCTTCATATTTTTTGTATTTGGTTTTTTCTTTTTGGTCATTGTAATGTTGAATAACTCCCATTGTTATACACGATAAAATTATTACTTTTAATTCCATCGGTATGCTTATAAAAAATTCTATCATTGACAATCCTTGTCTTTGATTTTAGAGTCTTTAAGCAATAAACATTTGTGTTGTTTATCTAACTCCAATCTCAAATCTGTCATCACTCTATCCATAATTAAAGGCAAACTCGCCTCAATTATAGGAATAATTTCCAAAGCAAACTTATGTGCTAAATTTTGTAGTTCGCCTTCTAAAACTTTCATCTGATCTATGTCTGTACCTTTAACGGTTTCAACTATAATGTGACCAGTTGTAGTTTCTAATCTTTCGTTGGCACTCACAGCATTAAAAATACTCCAAGACCAAATATATACAAATACTAAAAATGTATAAAATAATTGTTTTCTCATAATGTATTTATTATAGCATACTTTATGAGCAAAGTCAAGCGTTAATAATCGTTGATTTTAAAGGGTTTTTAGGGTGTTCTAATGAGAACAAATAGTGAACACCCCTAAAAAATGATGTAGTTTATTGTGCGATTCTAACAAAATCGTCATTCCATCCAAAGGTTTCTTTAACCATTTGTGCGGTTAAACCTTTGTAAATGTTGTTAAGATTTTTATTCTTAATTGCCATTAGGACTTCAGCGTCATCTTGGTGTAGTCCTTCTAACATTTGAATAAACATAGTTTCTTTTTTCAACTTTGTTATTTGATTATTTCCACCTACTACAAAGTGGTATAATTTTCTTGCTTCCATAGCAAGACTCGTATGTTCCGTTCCAACAGGTGCCTCGTTTTTGATATAAGGAGGATTGCCTTCTGGTAAATCAAATTTGATTTTAGGATCAAAGGCAGCTTTGAGTAGTTGCCTCATTGGTTTGTTGTCGTATTTTTTTAGTACAGCAATCTTAGCAGGTTTGTCCTTAGCATTATTAATCTGTGTAAAGATTTCGTGTGCTGTAGGGGCGCCTGATCCTTCGGTGCCTAAACCTTGATTGATTGCCTGTGCATTTATAGCCATAATTTACTCCATTTCAAAAGTCATTAATCTTATCAATCAAAGACTTCAATTTTTTACCTATAAAATAAGGCAACAGGAGCGACCTGTCTTTTACTTTATAGTTCTTATATGTATTTATAATGTTAGTTTCTATCGTTTTTGGTAACTGCGATAAATCTATTAGTTTCTTATTTCTGTTAAAGTTCTTCTTTGTTTCTGACCCTAAAGGTATGTTGTCTATATTAGACCACTCCTCTAGTTGTTTTGCTTTTATAGGTTTCTGTCTTTCACCTCTAACAAATATTTCATCATCACTTAATATATTAGGTACTCCATCTGATCTATCACCTTTTATTATTTGAGTTCTTAAAAACTTAACGGAGTCCTCTTGTTCACCTATAAAACCTTTTAATAGTGGCGACCATTGATACACATTACCATAATGTTGTAATTGTATAAAGTCTTTGTCACCTGATATAATTAAATACTTGTCTTCTTCTTGTAGTTTAACAATTGTAGCAATTATATCGTCTGCCTCACTATTCTCAACATACATTACTTTGTATGGAAAGTTATCTCTAACTTCATTTCTAATTTCAGTTAAGATAGAAAATATATTATCCCAATCAAATGGTCCATCTTGTCTTGCTTGTTTTCTACTATGTTTGTAATTAGGAAAAAATTCTTTACGCCAAGGGTCTTTAGCGTCAGCACATAAAACTATTTGACCCCACTCTTCCGAGTGTTTTACATTGAAACCTCTTAATGAGTTCAATACCATATACCTAATCATTTCTTTATTAGGTTTGACATCACCTTTGCCTCTCACCTGTGCCATAAGGTTTGAGATTAACACTTGGTTGAAGTCAACTAGTATCATAGGTATTTCTTTTTATACCATTTGTAAAATGATTTATCTGTAAATAATTCTGCAACTTCTGGAGCAGATACTTGTTCCATTCTAATACAATCTGCAACATCTTGGTAATCATTTTTATCAACCTTGCGAGTCATCTTCTCACTTCTATTCTCTGCTAAAGTTTTTATAGTTCTTAAATGATTTTCTCTTGGCATTAAACTTCACTCCAATGTTTTTCTTTATATAGTTTGCCTGTTGTATGTGCTTTTAATTGTTTATTTAAAACTTTAATTCTATGTTTGATACCATCTATTGTGGTATACATCCAACCACAATCGTGTGGTTCTAATTGTTTTCTAAACCACTTAATTGTATTTTTAAGTGATTCAATTTCTGATTTTATTTTACTTTTACTTGCCATAATTTTGTAGTGGTTAGGGCGCTGTAATTGCTGTAATACAGCATCTTGGCGCCCAAAACCTAGTTTAGATTATGCTGAATAAGCGACTTGCTTACCAAACACTTTGTTCATACCAGCGATCAAAATTGCTTTTGAAGGTGTACCAACTCTATAAGAAACACCGTGAGTTGATCTATTTTCATAAATCATTAAACCTTCGTTTCTTAATTTTCCTACCATAGCGGCAGGTGATTGAAGATCAAATCTGTTTCTTAAAGTTTTCCAAGAAACATCAACACCTGTATTGAACAGGTTTCTGATCTTTGTAGTTTTTGAAGTTCTAGCATTTGCCATATCTTCTTCTCCTTTATTATTAAAAAAATTAAACATTATTGTTTAACCCTCTCTTTCCGTCAATTTTACAACCAGACACGGCGATTGCTTGAGTGCAATTCTTTTAGTCATCTAAATTTCCATCAGGTTCAAAAAACCCTGCTGTATCGTTTAGATCCTTTAATTCTTTATTAACATCTGGAGAAATAGGTTTATTATTTCTCACAGGTTTATCTTTCTCTAGTACCTCAGCATAATTAATCTTTGCTGAAGTTACTCCATTTCTATTTGTTTTCAATAGTACCATCTTATCTGCAAGTTTCTGAGCAGGATGTATCATTTTAAAATCTCTATAAATCATACCACGCATTACATCTACTAATAATGCTAAATCTTTTGTGAAATTTGGTTGATTTGTTTTCATTGCTAAATCTACAAAGTTCTTTAACAAGTGCATTGATATATCGTCAACTGCGGTTTCAACAAATTTTCTAGTTTGCTGTTCTTGTATTTGTTTAGCAACCTTCTCACCCATTTTTCTTCTTTGTTCATTGAGTTCTCTAGTTCTAGGATTTACAATTTTGTTTGTAGGAAATTGAATAATATTTTTATTCGGATCCTTATCATCTGACATTTTATTTAATCTCACCTTTGTAATTCACTTTCCCTTGTTTTTCAAAATATTCTACAAGTTGATTATATCCACCAATCAAATCTCCATTGATCTTTATTTGTGGCATTTGTCTTACATTTTTTCCAATATGTTTTAAAAATGCTTCAACAGACTCAAATTCTTCTAGTTTTTTTTCTGTGTAGTCAAGGCGAAGTTTATCTAATAAACCTTTCGCCTTGGTACAATAGACGCAATTAGTTTTGCTGTATATTATTATTGTCATTGTCATTACCTACTAGTTTCTCATAGGCAATCGTTGCCTTACTTTTTAAGTTATAGGCGTCAACCGCTTCTTCAATAGTGT